TAACCGGCAAATTCATTTAATGCTGCTCTAATATCTCTTCTAATTACAATGCTGGTTACATTTGATGTGATTGATCTATCTGAGGTATCTATTACATTTAAAAATTTGCTATATTTAAATCTAGCACCATATTGATTGAGTTCACTAGAGTTAGCATATGTATTCAATCTATTTCCAACAGCAGATAATAATCCGGAAGTAGATGAAACTTCTGACCTATTGTAATATACATTTGATATAAATTCAACATAAAGATATTTAAGATCTAAAATTTCAACAACAATGCCAGCAACAGTATATCTGCGAAGTTGATTTATAATATTTGTTTTTACTGAATTTGGAATAAACTGACCGTTTAAAGGCTTTATAGTTATAAAAACTTTCCCATATTGAGGAGGATCTAAAGTCTCTCCTCCAAAAACTGACAAAGACTCAGTTTCTGCATAAATTTGTGGTACTAATGATTCATAGTCCGTTGCAGTTACCGCTCTATATTGAGAAGCATAAACTCTTGGTGCATATTTACGAATTGAGTTTACACTCTCTATTTCTTTTGCATTCCTAGATGATGAATTTGTCGAAATGATAGAAAATCCAGATGTGATAATTTCATCATTATTAGTAAAAGTTCTACCAGCATAATTAAATGTATTAACACCATTAGTATCTGGTCCATTTGATATGCAGTAATCTACTTCTACAATACTAAGATTTTCTAATTTTGAACCAAATACACCATCACCAAAAATAAGTTCATATCTTTGGTCTGATATTTCTTGAATAAAAAATACTTTAGAGTTTTTTGTTATATTGAATAAACTATCTGCTACATTATATCTTCTAGTTACTGTACTAGTTTCTCCCTCTCTTACTGTAACTCTAATTGTTGATGTATCTATATTTTCATTATCCAAAATAAATTTTTGTTCTGGATTATTGGCATTTACTGTAAACGTTTGTGTAATTTGAGTTCCTTCTACTATTTCAATTTCTTTAAAATTTGCAGTATTGTTAATAACAGGAACTAAAACATCTTCTAGAGTGTTAAAAGAATAACCTCCTCCGGTTGCACACAATCCCTTTTTAAGGTTTAAAGTAATTGGACGTTCAGCCAAACTTGATGTATCCACAGAAAAAGAGATGATTGCTCTAGAGCAAGTTCTTGATCTTGGTACATAACCAATATTTCTCGCCAAAGAAACAATATTTTCTCTTAAAGTTGCACTGTCAATAAAAACTTCATTGCTAACCATGTTAGCATTGTATGAACTAATATAAGTGTTATAAGCAAGAATGTCAATAACTGTGGATAAAGCAGATCCTTCAAAATCGTAGTCAGTAAATTCTGAGTTAGATCTTAAATAATCTTTAATCGAAGTTTTTATCTGATCAAAGTCTAAATTGGAAAAATTTACTAATGCCATTTATCGATTTGGCTGAAGTGCAAATGATACTGTTATTGGTTCTTCTTGAAGACCAATTATTTGGTAACTTATGGTTACATTAAACTCTAAATTTTCATAATCATTTGCAACATCAACTTCAATTACCTTTATTCTAGGTTCATAAATTTCTAGAGTCGATTCAATCTGAGATTTAATCTCATTTGCTGTTATAAGGTCAAATTGTTCAAAAGTTACTCGGTGAACATCAGTTCCAAGATTGGGAGAAAAAAATCTTTCTCCCGGATAAGTGGAAACAAGGTTCCTAACAGCTCTTGCAATAGCCGCCGCGTCTTTAAGAGTCAAAATATCACCATTAATAGGACTTGATTTAAAGGTCATACTAATATCTTTAAAATTTTTACTTATCCTCTCTAGCGGCATTTAACTATACTGATATTCTTACGTTATTTAGTAAACTTTTAAGATATTCACCCAAAAAGTGGCTCTGTGCCATATTCCCAATCATCATAATCTTCATCATTACGAATTTTCTCATGTAAATCGTTAGTTTTTTTGAATTTATCCAAATTTTTACGATTTTTTTCATAATCTAGCTCTCTCAAAAGGATTTGATGCTGATGATTTGCCAAGTTATCCAAAAAATCATGATTTGCTTCCATTTTTGCCTCCCAACCATAGTCTGTTACTAGTTTGTTCGTGCCAAATTCATTTTTCATAATATTTACATTACGATCTACTGGTGAATTTGCCATTTTTCTCCTGATTTTGTAAAATCAGAACTTTTTACGGGGTTTCTATCCCGTTAATCGACAAAAAATCCTCTTCTTAAGTAGTCTTTATCTTCAACAAAGGTATAATTTTCTATTTTTTGGGGTCTATCACCTTTCCAAACTGGAATTGCAATGCTATTTCCATGCCTAAAGTCAGGATTTTGCCTAAAATGCACTTCAATTAAACGATTTTCTATGAATTCACAATTAATCCAGTCATAACTGCCTTTCAATTCTGTTAAAATTGATGGAAATCCAACTTTTTTCTCAATTTTTTCCCACCTCTTCCATTTATATAGAGGATCATCAGGGTCTCTTATTCCTCTGACGACTAATTTTGGGTCTTTTTTGTAAAAATCGACACTAATGTGCTCACCTGAAAGGACTTCACACCAAAATTCTGCAGGATGGTAGTGCTCAGTGTCAGATTCAATCCACTCTATACGTGCGTTTATGCCCATTCCAAGAAGGTTTACCATGGGTCTGACGATATAATACCCAGGACTTGGGACAGGAACTCCTACAGGACCACAAATGTATCCATTTTTCTTGGCGACAATCAGTTTATTATAAACCCAAAAGTCATCAATGTGTAAATCTTCCCATTCTTTCATAGCACTTAGAGTTTAACGGATTTTTTCCATAGAGTAGCGTTAAAAGCGTATTTTATAATATCTCATAAGTTTCCATAAGATCTCATAATATCTCATAAGACACAAAAAAACCGGGGATTACTCCCCGGATCTTTGTAGAGTTATTTATTTACCCTGCCCACGATAGCGTTTGCGAGCTTTGTTTCTGCTAGATGCTGCATACTTCGTGTGTTGCCCAGAACCCTGTCGAGTTTTTTGGGTTGACTTTCGATGAATACAGTGCCAAGCAGTGATTTTTTAATCGCAGCCATTAATCAGTTACCTCTTCTAGTTCAAGGAGTTCTGGATTGAACTCTCCATCATTATAAAACTTTTCTGCCAGTTCGTCAAGTATCTCTGTAGATTTCTCATAAGAGATCGCTTTGTAAAGAATCTCCCCGTCATATACGATGTTGAACTTTGCCATCAGATCACCCTGGTCTTCTCATGTCCAACACGAATCCGAGGATCACACCAGATTTCCATACCTGCTTCCTTGGCATCAAGACAGAACGATACGTCTTCTCCACACATATCTTGTACGGCACCAGACTCAAAGACTTGCATCTTAGGAGCAAACCATGGATACTTCATTTCCTCATGCTCAAAGACACCGTTCTTAATCATAACCCAACCAAATCCAGTATAATCAACTGTAAATGGTTTACGACGCTTACTGATACCATCAACCATCTCATGATTCATGACTCCACCATTATTACGGAAGTCATCCTCATCTAACCAATGTGCCACAGAAGTTGTCCTACCGTCTTCCGTGCAATACCAACCAGCAGCAATAGGGCGGTCCTTCTCTGGATCTGCTTTGAGACTACGGGCAATTACATTTCCATTCAAATCTTGCTTTTCAATGAATACTGCTTTCTTCTCAATTTCTCCGTTTTCTCCTTCTTCTTCCCTATAAATCACTGCGTCCTCTGGGAATGCAAGATCACATAATTGCCAAAACTTATTAGTGTCAAACACAATATCACTGTCAATCCACAGTTGATAATCATAAGGTAACTTACCGTCCCACGGAATCTGATCAGGTCCTCGCAGAACATTCGCACCAAGACATTTACATCTTGCGAAGTTTACCATTGAACTGTAATCTTGTGAGATCTGAATGTTCATCCCATTTTGCACAAGATCGAAGCAAAGTTGTACGAATGATTTGAGAAATTGAAACGAACATCCTCTGCCAGGTAAGCAGAAGACAATCGCCTTTCCTCTCATTCTCTCTTTGATCTTTGCATAATCCCACTCTTGAGTAGACTGGGTAATTCCTCCACCCACCTTCGGGGGGTTTGCTTTTACTGTAAATCCTTTTGCCATAATTCTTTCAAACCTTCAATGTTATTTTAATACACTTTATGATAACGGTCAAGTCAGTGTGACGATTCTGCCGCCGCTTTCTTATTTACTGTGAGTTCCTCATAAGATAAATCAGAAACCTTGTAATTATTACCCCCTATAAGATCTGTGAGATACTTCAAATTATCCCAATAATTCTTAAATTCTTCTTCTGGTAGATTATGATATACACACCTATCTTTTAAATATATGTGATAAATCTTGGTTTCATTCATGCACAATGCGAGTCACTGCCATATTTATCTTCTTTTCTTATCGATTATTATGAGGAGTGTCAGAAATATTATGAGAAATTTCCAGGGCAGGGGGGCGATCCATAAGAGAAATATGAGAATTAATATGTATCTTAATATGTTCCTTGGGTATCTTATTAACCATCCTGCAAAAACTGCACGATATATGTTCCAATAGGGGGTTTTCATATATTTTTTATTGCGGGAAATTTTTACAGGTCCGATGTATTTCATTTTCAAAATAATATAGCGTTTGTTATATATCTCTCAAAGGACAAGATTTGTAGGTTAGAAGGACCCATCTTTTTTCGTTACGCCCGCCGGGCGGCGAACCGGCACACCCATAAGAACTGCTTATCGGTAAGAATACGACCGATAAGGACTGCTGATCGATCAGAATTGCTTATAGGTGTAAGGAAAGGGGGCAATGTGTGCCCCCTAAGTATACCTAACTCACTCTGCGGATTCGATAGATTCAAGGTTGCCATTCTGTTTCGCTTGGTGAATCAAACGACCCAGAGAGATTCCCTTGCAATCAGTCCAGGAGATGATCTCAATAAGATCCATCACAAACTCAGGATTTGCGGTGAATCCGTATGCCTTCTCAGTGTTGGACTGATAGATAACCTCCACGAATCCGGGCATCCCGGTGATGATGTTGCCCTGCTCGATGTGCAGGTTGTAGATAGCGGAAGACTCCTCGCGGGTAAAGGTGCGGAACACGGGGGCGGTGGTGGTGGTCATGATGCGGTGGCGTGTTGACTCGATCATTGTAGCGACTGGGGTGGGGCACCCGTGGCGGATGCCCCTGTTTGTTCACAATCCGTCACAGTCCCCACTTGTCCTTGCAGATGGGTCCGATCCCCAGGGCGATGCTGCGGGGATCGGTCAGTTCCCGCCCGCAGCAGGAGCACTCCCCAGTCTCACGCCCGAAGGCGACGGCAGCACTCAGGGGATCGCTGGCAGCACCCTGCAGGATGCTCACCACGTCGCTGGGGATGGAGCGATCAGGGCGACCGCCCTCACGGATGCCCCCCAGGAAGGCGTCGCCACGCTTAACCCACACGTTGCGACCGTCGCGGGAGGGCGACAGGGTGGCACCGTTGAGACGCAGGGAGAATCGCTTGGCACCACGCTCCCTCTGACGCTGAAACAGATCCAGGATCGGTTGCAGGTCGCCTGCGACCTTACGCTCTGCAGGGGCAGCGGGGGTGATGGCATCCTGTGCCAGTTTGAACGCCCATGCCTCCTGCTTGGGGGACAAACCGCGACGGGCAGCAGACTGGGCGAGCGACTGGGCGAAGTTGCTCCGGAGACCCTGCAGGATCTGGATTGCCTCGGGCAGGGTCAGGGCGGTGGCAAAGGTCACCTCGCCCTCGCGGGTCAGGATGGTGATCTGGCGGGTGGCGGTGGTCATCGGGGTTCGTTTGAACTGAGGTAATCCTACAGCATCCAGGGGCGGATCGCGTGGGGGATCCCGGAAGATCCCCCGTTTGTTCACAATCCGTTACAGATCACCCCAGGATGGCAGCAGCGAGTGCGTCCCGCTTGCGGACAGCGACCGGGACAGCAAACCACAGATCCCGCTTGCCGGTGGCATCGTTCCGGGTGGCAGCGAGCGATCCTGCCCGCTCCAGATCCACCAGGATGGCGTGCAGCGTGCCCTTATGCTTGGCGGGGTCGATCCCCATGGCACGGGCGAGGTCGCTGCAGGTATGGGGTCCACGCTGAATCAGGATGCTGCGGGCACCGATGCGGATCAGGCGGGTGTAAGCGTTGGCGATCAGTTCGATCATGGGTCGCGTTGCGTGTTGACTGAATCAGTGTAGCGTCTGGGGAGGGGGGACCGTGGGCGATCCCCCGTTTGTTCACAAAGGTTTACAGATCATACTCCCAGTCGATCCGCTCCTGCTCTGTCATGGGGCGAGTGAGCAGCAGCGATCCCAGAGACCAGACTTCCACTTCCTCGCCCTGCTCTACGGGGCATCCCCAGGAGAGCACCAGACCGGCAGGCAGGTGAACCCAGGCACGGGTAGGGTGACCTGCCTTCGTGTCACAGTAGAAAGGCGTCCACCGCAGCGGTTGGAACTGGGCGGGAAGGCGAAGGTCGCCCACGCTGCAGGGATTGTAGGGGTTCCAAGTGGTCATAATCCTTGAGGTGGTGGGAGGTCCGTTTGCCCCCCGTTGAAACCATTATGGGGCATGAAGGGGGGGGCGATCCCGCCCCCGTGTGCAGGTTGTCCGACTGTCACACCCCCAGTGCTGCTCGCAGTTCCTTTTTCACTGTACGGTTTGCCCGTGCATGTTTGCCCCATTCGGAACCCTTAGGTTGGGTATTGTGGACCAGCAGAGCGTAAGGACCGGGAGTAAAACAGTGCCGTTCGTCTACATCAACGGGCAGACCCAGAGCATCAGCAACCTCCACGGATTCGACGACCTTTGCATACCTGGGGAAGTAACCTTCGTCGATCAGGTAGTCAAACTTGCCACCATAAGATGCGGTGAGGTAGAAGTTGCTGGGCAGATCCAAACCTACAAAAAGGTTGAGGGATTTGCTGTAGCAGTAGAACTTGATCGTAGGATTTGCCATTGCCACCATAATCCATGCCTGGAGATAGTGTGCATTGAAGAAGTCACCCGACTCATGAATGCGAACACGGGTGTGCTTTTTCTTGAGGTTTTTGTGCAGTTCGGTGTTGATAAAGTCGGCAAGGTTGCCATTCTTCATCACATCCAAAACCTGCTGAAAGTTGTCGGCACGGTTGAAGAAAACCTGGTCAAACTGCACCTCACCAGATGCAGCAAAGCAACGGAACTCAGTGTGAGGACCATCAGCAATCTTGCGACCCTCAGGTGTCACAACTGCAAAGGATTTGCAGAACATAGCACCTGGGCAGGTCTTGCCTGCGGGCAGGTTGAAGATCAGGGTGTTTTTGTTGATCTTGGCGTTGCCGGTGGAGAAGTGCAGTGCCATGGGTGTCCTTTGCGGTTGAACCTATTGTTGCATGTAGTGGGGCATCCTGTCGATGCCCCTTGTGCCAGTTAGTTGGTTGGCGTGAGACCCAGCAGTTGATCCACCGTCACCTCCAGCAGTGCTGCTAGTTGCTCGTCGGTCATCACCTCGGGGGAGATGTCGATCAGGGGATGCTCATCGATCTGGGCGGTGGTGCAGAAGCGATCCATCGGTCGGTTGCGTGTTGACTCGATCAGTGTAGCACGGGAGGGGGGCGGTGCCCCCCACTGCGTCAGTTGCTCAACACAATGTAACGGAAGCAACGGGCATCTGCGATCTGCTCATCAGTGGCATCGATCCAGGGGGTCCAGACGGGCATCTGCTCGGGGGTGAGCACGTCCAGGCAGTCCAGGGCATCGGAGGGGATACCCTCGGGGGACTCAGCAGAGAAGACTGCCCACAGGGCACGACCAGACACGTCCAGTTGGAAGTCGGGATCGATCTGGGAGACCCAGGCGGTTTCGGTTGCCAGTTCGGTGAGGTTCAGCATGGGAGGAATCCCTGACGACTTGATCATCCTACAGCATGGTGGGCACCACCGTGGGTGCCCTGTTCATAAACTGTCACACTATAATCAAATCTTGCCTTCTTTCACCAGACGATCATAAAAAGCGGAGGCAAGTTTACCACACTCAGGACATGCCTTGGCATACTTAATCTCACTGCGGAGAGAATACACCAGGGGCACATTGCGAGAATACTTAACACGATAAGTTGCGGAGATAAGTTTCAGCAACTGACGCTTTTCGAGATTACCTTTGATGCCTTTCCACTGATAAACAGGGGAAAAGTGGAAATAGTTGTGATCCTCAGTCCGGCACTTTTGCAACACTTTGATGATGTTGCGTGAGGTATCATCACCGAAGAAAGGAGTCATCTCATTGAGCATAAAGACATCAAACTCTTCTGCTTCAGTGAGAGTTTTAATCTTGCTGTTGATGGCATCCATCGCAGTTTGGATGGTTTGCATCGACTGTTGCAGGTTGATGACTTCGGTTTGAAGAGCAGCAATCTGGGACATGGTTGGTTTCGGGAGGTGTGTGGTGGGTGTGTTCCTCCGATGCACATAAGATCCCACAGATCCTGAGACACCACAAGGGGATTTGTTCCACCTCTCAAACTGGCACATCTCCACTAGACATAAAAAAAGAGGGGTGCTAACCCCTCATAAGATCAAAACTCGATGATCCAATCTTTGTCGTGATTGATGTTCACCCAAAAATGGTTTTTACCATTGATTGATGTAACAAAAACTCGATCACCTTTGTTTTGTTCGATGATAACCTCGTCGAGATTATCCATCAAGTTTGCGAAACGATTCTTTGCCTTTTTAGATTTGGGAAAGACAAATGCTTTTTCCATTAGAACTCAATCCATTCTAGAGTTGGTTCACTCTCAATGATAGCATCATCCTCAGGGGATGCAAAGCATGGAGAGCATCAGGGATTTGGTCATTGGAATGAATGAATGAACGTGTGTATTCTAGTCGAGATTTGATGAGAAGTCAAGTATCTTGTGACACTTTTTCTTGTGTCACATCCTCTACGAGATCCTGCCAGTATTCCTCATCATAAATTGATGTGATGAGGTCTTCCATGTCATGTTGACTGGCAGATTGAAAAGAATCTACCAGCAGATCATAGAGCATCTGTTCCATTGATTTCGTGTCCATTTCATCAACGACACGATCACAATATTTCTCGATGATTTCATCGAGTTGTTCAGTTGTGAGATTCATTTGTTGAGAAGATTGTTGAAGTTGGAAACAATGATTTCACAGAGTTGATCTAAGACTTCATCTGTGAAGAAAATCTTTTCATCATCCATTGATGATGCAAATGCAAGAATGTCTTCTTGGATTTGTTCTCTTGTTGAAATGATGTCATTCTCCATCGAATCAACCATTTTGCAAATGTCTGAGAATGTCATGAGAGAACAATGCGATAGTCGAGGGATTTGATGCACCATCCTGTGGCACATGTGATCTCTTCTACGAGATCATCTTCATCTTCTGCTTCCCAGATTTCACCGATAACATCTTCGATGATGGGTTTCTGATGCTCCTCAGGTAGAATACCCTCGGAGTCCTCAAAATCAAACTCGATTTCTGTGATTTGGAAAAGCATGATGCCTCCCTTTGACTCTCATAAGATACACGCACATCTCGTCGAGATCAAGGGGGTGTGTGCCACTTGTGAGAACTGGCACTGGTCGGGGGGGGGGGGGGCCGTCCGCATCCCCTTGTGACACTTGTGAAACTGTCCCGAGGTGTCCCCATGAGACCCTGTGAGGTCTTATACTATGGGGACAATCAAATGAGAGGCAGGGGTATCCTCGTAGACGAAAATACATCGACACCGACCCTGTTAAAAAATAATTATAAAAAAACATTACAAAAGGGGATCATAAGATCCCCTGATGTATCATTCGCAGAAGACTTCACCCTTGTGAGTTAACCAAACTCGGTTTGCTTGATACACATCACCATGTCGAGTGTTGAAGTGATCATCACGGTATGGGTTGTAATTAACCCTTACCATCTTCTCATTGCAACCTAAAGTGTTTGCCATGAGAGTGCCATAGCAGTATGCATGAACATACTTTTTGCCCTCTTTGCGAACACGGTTGCGTCCCTTTTCGTCTACAACGAAGTGGGCATTGTCGAGCACAACGTAATCCCAACGCAACCAGACCCTCCAACCCTTGCCGGGGATCTTACGTTGGATGCTCCAGCAACCATCACGCAGGTTGCGGTAAACCCTGACGGTTTCCTTGTGGAGCACTTCTTCGCCGTTTTGATTGCGATGCATGGTCTTGGTTGCGACTGGAATCAGTATAGGGCATGGAGTGGGGATCCGGAGACCCCCAGTGGACACTTCAGGCAGTGACCCACATCCACTCCTGACCATCCCGTTGGATGATCATTGTCCGCCCATGGGTCTGTGCCGACCAATCGTAGGCAACATCCAGGGCGTGATCTTCACTGGTGAAGAACTCCTTGTCCTGCTCGTCGTAGAGCGGGTGAACAGACCAGGAAACAAATGCCATTGCTTTGTTGCGACTGAAGACAGTGTAGGGCAGTTTTGGGACATGCCTAGGTCCAGTGGACACTCCTCAAACCGTCACACTCACTGATTAGAAGCCCAGGTCATAATCTCCAGCATAGTTTCCGGGGTGATCCACCCCAGAACTTGATCCCCTTCGGGACACCCTGGAAAATCGGTAGAGAAATCATCATCAGGAGTGAACACTGCAATTTCTGCATCTTCACTGTGCCAGGATCCCCAAACGGGAACAGTTGCACGATAATCAACATCCTCAAACCGATTTTGGCAGTAGTTTCCCGCGCCAAACATTACGCTGACCTTCCACCCGTTGGCAAAAGTAACTTGGAAACCTTTGTTGGCAAAAGTGTGGAACATGTCCGGTTGTTTGAACTGATGTCAGTATAGGGGCAGGGTGGGGGCATTGCTGCCCCCTGGTGGACACTCCTCAGACCGTCACAGG